ACCCTACAGGCAGACAGGATGGCTGACGCTTATGCTAAAGTCCTTTCAGAACTTGATGATGCGATGGTCAACTGCTTCACGGCAGAACTTGAAGCATCAAAAGTGTCAGAGTTGGAAGCCGAGAACGACCGCCTCAAGGCCGAGGTCGAGCGGCTGACCAAGGCGGGGAATGAACTATATGACGCTTGGATTGGCTATCACGGAGAACAAATCCTTGATAACTACAACCACGGAACTGGCGAAATCTGCCGAGCGTGGAACGCCGCCAAGGAGGGCAAGCAGCCGTGAGCGACCTATTCCGTCCTTTCTTCACTTACTACGGAAGCAAATGGCGTGCTGCTCCCCGTTATCCTTTCCCTATGCACGACACTATCGTTGAACCGTTTGCTGGTGCTGCGGGTTATTCCATCCGACACGCCAATAAGAAGGTAATCTTGGTGGAAAAGAACTCCAAGATGGCTTGCGTGTGGCGTTACCTGATTAAGGCCACAAGCGCTGAGATACTTGCTCTACCTTTGATTGAGCCAGGACAGTCAGTTGATGATCTAAACATCAGCCAAGAGGCACGCATCCTAATCGGCCTTAACTGCAACAAGGGAGCAGCAGCACCGTCGAAGCGTCTGTCCAAATGGGCTAACGGAAAACCCAATGAGTTTTGGGGAGATAAGTTCCGGCAACGCGTGGCACAGAACGTCGAGCGGATTAAGCATTGGACGCTCATTGAGTCAGACTACTCAAACGCTCCCGACATAAATGCTACTTGGTTTATTGACCCTCCTTACAACAACAAGGCCGGTAGTTATTACCCGACGCAGGTCGAAGACTATCAGGCTCTGGCAACTTGGTGCAAGTCTCGCCAAGGCCAAGTTATGGTCTGCGAGAACGAAGGAGCCGACTGGCTTCCCTTCGAGCCATTCCTTGCCATCAAGGCAAACAACAGCAAGAACGGCGGCAAGATTAGCATGGAGGCTATCTGGACAAACGCCGCCAAGGAGGGCAAGCAGCCGTGAAGCACCCCAGGCAAGTCGGGATGTCCTGCAAGAACACCCGCTTCATCAAGGCCGGCCTCACACCTTACGAAGCCAGGTTCGTCGAGAAGACCACCAAAGCCGACCGTGATCGCTGGAACGAACTGATGGCCAAACCTTGGAACAAATGGCAACCTCAACCTCCCGCCGGAACAACTACGGCAAAATCAAGCAAGCGGTCGTCGAAGCCCACGCCGCCGGCCTGACCTACGCCGACATCGAGGCCAAGTACGGCTACCGCCGCGCCAGCCTTTACGAAGCCGCCCGACACCTTAACCTTAAACTCAAACCCTCCAAACATCGCACATGAGAAAGCCCCCTATCAACCTGACCCAGTATACCTATAAGATGCCCCGCCGATGCCACGCCCTGCTCGTCATCCTCGACGGGGGCAAGGTCGAGCATCCCGAGTTCGTCGCCTACAGCCGGGACGAGTTTGCCGACGCCATGGCCAAGTGGAAGCGCACCGTGCTGCCGACCCTTCGCCGCTCCAACGTCGAATTCTGGGAACTGCACAACGGCGATCACCAGGCGGTCAACCTGCTCAACCGATGAGCCGCCAGAAGATCAATTGCTACGGTCGTCCGCCGGCCAGGCTCGCCGTCCTAGAGGGCATCAAGCACGGCCTGACCGCCAAGGAGACGGCCTATGCCTACGAGTATAGCCTCCGCGCCGTGCAGGAAGCCGCCGCCCGGATGAAGGTATCCTTCGTCTGGTCTGGATACGGTCGCCCCCCTAAACACCTGCCTAATAATAACAATGAACATCAATAAGGGCTGGAAGCGGTTCATGGCGGTCGGTTGCTCCCACGGGATGTACGCCGATCCGAAGGCCATCGAGGGCGTCCTGAAGTTCAAGGAACGGTGGAAGCCCCACATGACCGTCCACCTAGGCGACTTCGTGGACATGACCCCCTTCATGTCGTCGGCGCGGGGCAAGGGCGACGCCGTCGAACCCGATATCGGCGGGGGGCTGAAGTTCCTCGACCAGCTCCGTCCGAACGTCGTTCTGGCTGGCAACCATGAGGTACGCCTGTGGCGCGAAGCGGCCTCGGACGACGAAGTCTATTCCGGCTACGCCCTTCGACTGATCAACGACATCACCGAGCATTGCCGGAAGCGTAAAGCCCTGTTCATCGAGTACACGGGCATCTGGCAGGCGTTTCAGTTGGCCAACTACAAGTTCACCCACGGAACCGTCTACGGCGAGAACGCCCCCCGTGACATGGCCGAGATGTACGGAAACGTGATCTTCGCCCACACGCACAAGGTCGGTCGCATGACGGGACGCCGGGACGATACTCCGACGGGCATCAGCGTCGGAACCCTGACCCGCCGGGGGGCTATGGATTACGCCAACACCCGCCGCGCCACGTTCGCCTGGTCGCAGGGCATGGCCTTCGGCTACTACAACGACGAGCAACTCATCCCGTGGGTGCATGAGCAGCCGCAGGGGCAGGACGAATGGATTCTCCCGGTATGAAGACCGATGATGTCCTGAAGAAACTCTGGAAGCTTAAGTCCAAGGGGGCTGACGAAGTCCCGAAGGGCTTCAAGGATTTGGATCAATTGACCAAGGAATGGAAGGTTCACCGCACGACGGCGCGGGTCTGGGCGTTGGACTTGGTCAAGGCTGGCGAGATGAAGCAAATCAGGTTGCGCTTCTTCGACGGCAAGCGTATCCAGATGAAATACTTTTACGGTTGACGACCTAGGGTGGTGGGGGGATAACGGAAAAGCCACCTATGAAAACTCCCATCAAACTGGAGCCGCACACGGCTTTTGAGAAGGCTATCGTCAAGACGGACGAAAAGGGCTTCATCACCTATAATTATTTCAAGCTCATCGACGTATGCATGGAACTGCACGGGTGGGACGGCGACACCGCACAAGACTGGGTTGACTACAACATCGTCGGTCTTGCCGTGAACGGTTTCAAAATCTCCTACGCCTCGCCCCGCCAATGACCACCGAAGATCGTATTTCCGGGGCGAGAGCCTATCTCGCCAAACTGCCTGCTGCCGTCGCCGGCCAAGGCGGTCACCCCGCCACCTACCGCGCTGCCAGCATTCTGGCCAACGGCTTCGACCTGCCGTGGTCGGACGCCTGGGCGTTGCTACAGGAATTCAACGCCCGTTGCTCGCCCCCTTGGTCTGAGAAAGACCTGCGTCACAAGCTGAACGACGCCTACGTCAAGCCCCACGAACGCCAGAAGGGCTGGCTCGTCGCCGGAAAGGAACGCCGTGTCGGTGCGAACGGACGCTTCGTCTTCGACCCTAACCGTGTCGCCGAACTGGTCGATGTCCAGACGCCGTTCACGACCGCCGACGTGCTGCTGAACTGCTTCAAGGACGAAGACGTCATCTGTATCACGAACGAGGCCGGCCAGACCGAAGACGGCAAGTGGTTCCCTGCGTCGAAGGGCATCTTCCTGACCCGTGCCGAGTGGATCACCAAGTTCTTCGGCCCCGGAGCCGTGGGGGCTGCGAAGTTCGCCGGCACCGAGTCGGGGGCTTGGATTCGTATCAACCCCTTCACCCCCGACGACTTCTCCGGCACGGACAATTCGGTTTCGTCCTACCGCCACGTCTTGGTCGAGTTCGACAAGAAGGCCAAGGACGAGCAGATCGCCATCTTCCAGCAGTCCAACCTGCCCATCAGCCTGCTCGTCGACTCGGGCGGCAAGTCCGTCCATGCATGGGTGCGTGTCGACGCCCAGAGCAAGGAGCAATGGGAGGAACGCCGTAATACGGTCTACGAATACCTTTCCGACCACGAACCAGACCCGCAGAACAAGAACCCTTCCCGCTGGAGCAGGCTGGGGGGCATCATGCGCGGCGAGAACGAGCAGAAGATCGTGGCGTTCAAGATCGGGGCTTTGGACTGGGACGAGTTCCTTGCCTGGCGGGAAGGTCAGGACTTCCCTGAGGAGGTCACGACGGACATCCTTGAGAACTACGACGTCCTGAACGACCCCAACACGGTCATCGGCCACGGACGCTGGTTGCAGAAGGGCGGCTCGCTGCTCATCACCGCGCAGTCCGGCATCGGCAAGTCTTCCTTCGCCATGCAGATGGCCATGTCATGGGCTTGCGGACGGGAACTGTTCGGCATCCCGGCGAAGCACCCGCTGAAGATGGGCGTCCTTCAGGCCGAAGGAGACATCGGAGACATGGCCCAGTCTTTCCAAGGCGTCATGTCGGGCATGAGGCTCAACAACGACGAGAAGGCGATGGTCAGGCAGAACCTGCATTTCTTCAACGAATCGTCCAAGCGCGGCGAGGACATCATCCAGCTCGCCCGTAAGATCATCGTCCGGCATAAGTTGGACGTCATCGTCCTCGACCCCCTGATGGCCTACATCGGCGGCAACATCAACGACAACGTCGACGTGACGAACTTCTGCCGTGGGCTGCTGGAGCCGATGCTCAAGGAGACGGGGTGCATCGCCATCCTGATCCACCACGAAGGCAAGCCGAAGGCCAAGGAGGTCACGGACGGCCAGACCTTCTCGGACATGATGTACAGCGGTACCGGCGGAGCAGAGTTGGTGAACTACGTCCGCGCCGTCCTGAACATCCGTCGGGAGTCAAAGGACTTGCCCGTGTTCTCGTTCAACCTGTCGAAGCGCGGCAAGGAAGCCGGGATGCGGACGCCCGAAGGCAAGCCTACCCTTGTCCTGAAACTCAAACACTCGGACGACCGGGTGTTCTGGGAGGTCGCCCCATTGGCCGGCGGTTTCGAGCTGCTTAAGGTCGGCCAGCAGTATCGGCACTTTGAGTCTAAGCCCCGCATCAGCCGGGGGGCTTTGCTGGAGGAACTGGTAGCCGATCACAAACTCCAGCGCGACCAAGCGGAGTCCCTCATCAAGGCTATGGTGACCAACGGCATCATCGAACCCCGCAAGGTGGGGGCGGCGTTGTACTACCAAGGCACCAAATACGACGCCTAAAGGACGACTCCCCCGTGCCTTTCGGTAGAGGGGGGAGCCATTATGTGTTTAGCCCCCTGTCAATGACCCCTAGGAAGCCCGTGGCAGGCTTTTCAGGGTCAGGGGCGACTACTTACCCTTCCGAAGCCTAGAAAGGGCGTAGTCGACCAATTCAGGGCTGGCGTACCCCGCCATGCCGGCGGCGGCATACCCGAGGGCTATATTGCTGAAATACGACTGGGTGGCCATCCCGACGAGCAGGGAAGTCAGGCCAGCCGTGGCGGTACGCCTAGCGATGTACCCTAGGGTGTGCTTCTCGGTCGAGCAGAAGTAGCGAATCAGCCAAGAAGCCGAGCCGATGAGGACGCCGATGCTCACGTCGCGCAGGCTGACCGGGATGTCGTCAGGGGTGGGAGGGGGA